GATGGAACATGAAGAGCTATATTCTCGTCTTCACGATCAACGGGTTCGTGAACAAGAGAACAAACTGGATGCCATGGAGATGTTCTGTAAGGAAGAACCCCATGCTCTAGAATGTAGGATCTACGATGTTTAGTGTTGAGCCAGTGACATTGCAAAAGGATTGTTGTCCAACTGCTTGACGGCGAGGCCCAGGTTGTTTGTCCTGAAATCTGCATTTCCCTTGTAGGCATTGTTGTTCTGCTTCCAAGTGATATCGTAATTTTGACCAATGCCCTGGTTTCCGGCACCTCCCTCAATGGTCGTTGAAAGGCTGTCACGGGTCTTCGTAGTCTTGCCCTGAACCTGAGTGGCTGAACCCCGAACGTTCATGCGACCTCCTGGTGGCGTATAGCCCTTGTTGCCGCGATCGACGGGGCGCAAAAGGATGTTATTCTGTGTATTCTGGTAGCCTCCCTCAAACGAGTGAATTCCGGGAGCCGCCACGTCGTCGATGCGCGTCTGGAAGTTCGCCTTGTTGCGGGTCGGAGTGTCCTGAGTGGTTGCCGCGGAAACAAACTTCTTGGCAGCACCGAACTCGAGGCCGTCCATGCGGGTCGATGTCTCCGATCGGATCGTAGGTCGCATCGTCTTCACATAACTTTCGCGTTCGCGCATACCGGTGAGCATACCACCCTGACCCTGAGCGCGACCTCTCTCCAAGGGACGTTTTCCTTTGGCACCCAAAAGTTGATAGGTCTTCTCGGGACGGTTCTGGGTGACGGTCATGCGTTCATCACCTCTGCCCACAAAGCTTTGTGCTGGACCCGACCTTCCGGGTAGGGTAGTGAGCTTGTAGGCACCTACATTGTTAGGCATCACGCGGAATTGCTGCTGATAGCCCCCGTAGGCAGGAACATTGGCTGGTACGCCCAGACCCGGACCGACGAATCTGCGCTCAGCAGATGCCAGATTGTTCATGCGACTTGAGACATTCTGACGATCATACAAATTATAGACGGGCTGACCATAAGGAAACTGAACATTTGGGGCCGTATCCTGAAGATTCGGAACCGCATCTTTTCTCTGTTTAGACGTATCAATATAAGGTCCTGATAGGAAATCTGTCACGAGGGTCAAATCCTGACCAGGAGTATTGATATTCCTACCGAAGTAGGGCAATTGTTGTGTTTCACGGTTAGGCAAGGGTTCTGAAATAAAACCTTCTTTGCGATCACTGTTGGCGATTTGTCGTCCCGCTACAGCAATCCCTAACAAGGCCACAAGACTCAATGGGTCCATATTAAAACTAGAGTAGATTTAAATTAGGCTGGATAACGACGATCAAATACGGCGTTCTGAACATTCGCTCGGCTGCTCGTGGGATCCCATGACCGGGTCCGGAGAGGGACTGAGCAGGACATATCCTTGGAGGGGAAGTCATACTCGCGACCCTGGTATCCCTTCTTGAAGAACGTGGTGGACTGAGGGCGAAGCGCATCTTCAACCAGAATCAGATTTCCTGGAGCGCCCTTTCCCGCCATGTAAGGAGCGGTGCCGTAGATGGGTGTCGAGGCACGACCCGAACCGGCGTAGTTGAGGTTACTGACAACAGGGGGTGCGATCACATGATCATAGGCACAGTCCACTGGCAGACTCTCGGCATCCAAAAGGACCTTCGACGTATTAAGCTGATAAGCCATATTACTATCACGGGAGATTTTAACTAGTGGTGCCGCCAAAAGTGCCTCTGAGCTGCTGAAGTTCGGGCATTCTGGACTGACCAAACATGGAAGCGTCATTGGGGTAGCAGGCGCCTCCTTCCGAGCGACACACCTTGTCTACCACTGGACCATATGCAGCACGGGCGAATGCTCCCTGGTCATTGGGGATGGTCGTGGATGGCATACTGTAAAATGCCCGATATGATTGGTTTCTACTTGAATAAACATCTGCCTGATCTTTAGGAACATTCTCGCTCAAGAAAGCTTTCACCTTGTCCTTAACCATTGGATAGTAACACGCTGCCGGTCGTTTTGGGTTGTCGGTATAGTCCGTAATAAGAACATTGGCCATTGGATTATCTTTGGTTGGTTGTTCACATAGTTGGCCTGGAGTGGTCGCGTTGAACCTGACCCCCTCCTCCTCGAACGAAGCGGGTCTCATGGCTTCCTTGATTCCACCCGCCAAAAGCATAGATGCCATCACCATAATAACCGTGAGACCCAAGTAAATAACCCTGATGTCGCGATTAATCAAATAAAGGATCGCCATGGTGTAGAGGATGAATCGGGTGGCTGCGTTGAGCCTCTCCACGGGATTCTGCTTGGCCAGAGGCCTAAAGATCAGCACCTTATTTTTGGCAAACAAGTGCGATGGATTTCTAAACCACGGTTGTTCCATTCTTATTTATTAACTAGTTATTTTTTTCACTCTGATGGCTGCTGAAGAATCTTGGTCAGGTTCGCCATCATAGGTCCCAAAGCCTGCATAATCTTGTTATCGTCGAGTCCGCCCTGACCATCTCCGAATTGCTCTTCGACCTTTGATGTCATCTCTTCCATGATTTTAGGGTTCATCAGGTTTCCTAGCAGTCCGGCCAGAGGATTTTCCTGACCATTTTGTTCCTGGGGAGCAAACATCCGATTGATACTCTCTGGTGAAAAATCCATTTTAGTCTGTCGGGATTCCTTAATTTCATCTTCATCGACGTTGTTCCCGAGTACGTACAGACCCTGTACGTATTGCCAGATTGCTGAACGGCTGTTGTCCGAAAGTTCAGACTTCCACATGGACTCGAGGTCCAGCGTCTTCAAAATTCCATAGCTACGTGAAAGCTCCTCAAAGATGCGCTCATCTTGATTGCGAATGAGGTCCTCGTGGGGCTTCACATTCTTCATAAACGTTTCCAGGCAGACACCGGGGTCCTTCTTGATCAGCATACTGACAGTATTCCTGTATGTCTTCACAATGGTGTTCTCTGGGAACGTGTGGGCCAACTCATCCACAAACTGCAAAAGAAGTTCGTTAAATGTATCAACACTGGCCATTTCGTATTACTTAATTAGACTAAAATCTTTAACTACATGCCGCGATTAATTTCTGGAAATGGCGTTTCGTATATTTCCTCGCGCTGGGAGATGCCAAAAAATACCACGGAACCCACGAGGATGGCATTCAAGATGGCTGGTTTTATCATATCTGCATTTCTTGGAGGAGCCTCGCGATTGAGACGAGCCACCAACTGGATGTAAATCATTGTGACAACTGCTCCAACCAAAGCAGCGATTAACGGATTTTTAAGAGAATCGCTAATCATTATTAAATACAGTAGATTTTAGTATGTTTACCGTCTCGCGCTCGGATTTATGGAAAAATCCTCTTCTTCATCCATCGGTTGCATGGGCGCTCTGTTCATGAGCTTGTCGTTGAACGTAAAACTCTTGGTCTCTTCCTGAGGCATATCGACCGGCTCCTCTGCCATCGGCAACGAAGTCCCAGGCTCCGCAGGATCTGTGGGTTCCATGGACTCTTCTGTCATTTCGGGTTCCTCAAAAGGTTCTTCCACTGGCAACTCGCCACCGCCAGGGAACATGTCCGATTCGGGCTCCATCTCCGGCTCCGGCTCCGGCTCTATAGGTTCACCATTCATCACGTCCACGGCATTCTTGTTCAGGTAGGTCTTCAAGATCTGATTGATCGGGAGCATCTCCTTGACAGTCTCCTCGACCACGCCGTCCATTCGCTTGAGCAGATCCTTGCGGCGGTCGTTCCTGCTGATGACTTCTTGATAGATGTATGGATCTTCGTAGATCCGCTTGGCGACGTTGGTATAGACACCAAGGACAAACACGTCGTTGGTGGGAATCTTGAGCGACACCTTGCGGGAATCCTTGGAGAGCCTGACCGATGAAATGATCTTGACCGTGGCCACAAAGCATGCCGCCGTCATCTCGTCCAGACATCCACCGCATCGATCCACACACTTGCCCACCTCGGTGTCAATCTGATAGTTGTTCCACTGAGGGATCTTGGCGAGTTTCTCCTGAAACGCCTTGAGTGTGTTGCGTCCCTGGGTCTCCACCTTGGATTCGGCATGGAGCGAGTCCATGCAGTCCAGTGCACTCGGGAGAATGGTGGACGAAAGTTGATTCAAAAGTTCCTTCTTGGCTTCCACAAGAACATTAAG